ATATAGCTTACTGTTGCTGTAATATTAGTTGGTGATGTAGTTGCTGCTTTAATTACATCTCCAGGTGCAAGTATAAGTTTCTCTGTGTCCATTGTAAAGGTTTCGCCTGCTGGAATAGGAATGTTATTTAAAACCATATTACCTACACCTGCTGCTGCGCCATTTGCACAGACATGCACATCTAAGTACGTATCACCGCCATCGGTGTATATTTCTTCTTGCGGATTTTGCGCCGTATTACAGAACATTATAGTTGTAACAGCCCAGCCGCCAGCATTATAGTTGGGATCACCTACACTAGGAACTTCTAATATGTCTGTATATGCGCCGCCAATTTGTGTGTTTTGGATTGCCATTTATCGTTCCTTTTAAAATATCATAGAAAACAAAAGTGCTTTCTTTTTACTTACCATTTCATCTTTCGTATTATTTTCGTTTACGAAATACAAGTTTGTTCCTGCAGGTCCTTCTGTTTTGCTGTATAGCTTAATACCAGTTGCCGGAGCATCTGGATTATCAGTATCTGCATCAACACCAAAATTTGGTATACCACCACCTTGTGTACCATCATCGTCTTGATACGGTCCTTGAGGAATATACAACACATCATTAATTTGAACTTGTCCAGTGCCTGGAGCACTTAATATTAAATCAGTGTTACTTGATGTAGTTTCAAGGGTTGTATCAAAAATTCTAATATGTTGTAATTCTGTTCTATCATTAAAGAAGTATGCTGCTGGATTACTATCAATAGTAAACTCAATAGCACTTACTGCATCTCCTGAATCAGTATCGTGAATTGCAACGTATGTATCATCTTTTTCAATTTTACTTTGGAATTTACCAACAAAGAATCCATAAACATAATCAACAACACCCTTAGCATTAATTAATGTATCGTGATGATTTGCTTTTAATACAGGATTTGCATTAAAGTCAACTAGACTACCACTATATTCAAATATTTGTTTTTCGTAATCTGTAGTGCCGTTAACACTAACAACACCTGTACCTTGGTTTATTAAGTCAAGGTCTGTGCCGCCTGTTTGAATTTTTCTTGTTAGTATATCAACAACTGTACCTGTTTGTGAACCACCAATTCTTCCCACAAACACAGGATCGCCGCCACCTTGTTCGTCAAAGATCCAAAATGCATCGGAGCCGCCCCTGTCTATTTGGATGCCTGCAACATCCCCTGCAGAGTTACTAATAACTCCTCCGGCGTTACCACCTAAGTTAACAGTAATAAACGGATCGTCAACAGTTAACTCTGTACTATTAATAGTAGTAGTTGCACCGTCAACTTCTAGGTTTCCGATAATTTTAACTTTACCAGTTGTACCAGGATCAAGGCGGATTTCTCCACCATCTGTTACTGTTAATTTATAGTCACCGTCTACATTTAAAAATTTTGACATTCGTTAATTCCTAATTAAGGGGAAAATTAATTCCCCTTTTATATTAGATAGCAGTTAAGCGTAAAATGTTTGCTGTTGAGTCGTCTTGGATTTCCCAAGTATAACGGTTGTTATCAAAATCAATCATTGTACGGTTTTGCACCTTACGAATGAATACTTCGTTTCCGTCAACCCATCCAGCTAATGACATTTCGTTTGCTGCTAGTGAACCAACTGCTTTGTTAACTAGTGTACATACGCCAGTGTTGCCACCGCCTGCTGGATTATCATCAACATTGAAAGTAGTTTCTGAGCGTTGTGATAAAATAATTCCTAATTCAGTAGCTGTGTTTGAACCTACTTTAACTGCTACTGTTAAATTTTCTTCATTTGACTCGTCACCGCCTGAAGCAGTTGTGCCAAAATATCTCTTGTTTAATGGACGTCCCATAATATTCTCCTTTGTTTTTACATTTGCCGTTCTAGGGTCTACGCGGTGGATTTCCGCATAAGTCCTCATTTAAGAGGCACCTATAATTGACATATGTATTTATCAAAAGAGAAAAAAGCCCGACACAGTTAAGTATCGGGCTTTGAGAATAAGCAAAATAGGTAGGACTCGGTTACACCTACAAGCCACGGACCAAATACCATTTCATCTCCGCAGCAACCTGCTTCCGCTCGGTAGAGCGATGTGACACTGCCTGTTTCCAGTACAACGCCTGGGTACCACCCCTAAGCAGTCAAGTTCGACGCTCTGGTAAACGCCTCTTCCTTGCACTATAAACATTGACTAGCTAAGTCTTTGTTGCTTATGTTATTAATATAACATCTTTTTAGTAAAAGTCAATAACTTTTTTGTCCAAAATATAAAAAACCCGCCGAAGCGGGTTATTCACAGTCTTGTGTTTCTAAAAGTCTGTGCATGTAATCTACTTGTTCATTACATACATTGTTACTTCGAAACCAAAACGCATTTCTGTGTATGACGGTTTTGTCCACATATGTTTTCTCCTAGTTAGTTAATAAAAACTACTCTATTATTTAAACACATTTTTTAATAAAAGTCATACGTAAAATCATTAAATTTTAGTCATAAAAAAAGGGCGACTTGCGCCGCCCTTTAGTGTAGTTATAAAATAACTATTAGCTGAAAGAAAGGTTAGCTGAATTAACTTCAACGCTTTCTAAGTAGTCAGCTGCGTTACCTAGAGATGATGCTGTGTTGTTTAGCTCAACATATCCGTAACGTGTCATGAAGCTCACGACTGGTTCGAATGTTGTTGGATCTAGTACAACACCACTGCTCATTAATGGAATGTATGGGCAGTAGAATGCAGCAGCATCAGATTCGCTAGAACCTTTGTAACCAACTAGCACATCGTCATCAGCAGCATATGTGTTAACATATACTTTCATTGCGTTGTTTAGAGTACCAACCATCTTAGTGTTAGTTGGTGCTTCGAAAGAACCTTCAGTAGTTCTTGCAAACGCAGAAGTAGTTGCTGACTGTAGAACAGTTAGCATTGCTGGTGAAACAACAGCCCAGTTACCTGCGCCACGGCGTGTACGCTGTGCGATTCTGTTTGCAGCTCTGTTAATTAGAACAGCTAGTGCAGCATGTTCGTCACCAACGAAAGTTGCAGTACCGCTAACAGCAGCCTGGTTGTAGGTATCTGTACCTGTACCTGCTAGTGATTTAAGAGATGATAGTACCTCTTGATCGATTTCAGCAGTAATTTCTTGTGCTAAAGCAGCCATAATTTCTGCTTCAACGTCGATGCCATGCTGTGACTGAGCGTCTTGAGCAGACTCAAAAGTCCATCTTGCGCTTAGTTTACGAGTTTTGGCTTCAACAGTTTGCTTCAAGATTTGGATACTTAGTCTGTTTCCAGCAGTACCTTCTTTAGAAGCAGTAGCGTCTGCTTTACCGTTTGCGTTACCTGAGTAACCTTCAGCAATTTTGAATGGGCTTAGTGCCTCTTCGCCTGCTGTAGTTGATCCACCTGCTGTGCCTGTAAACGCATCTGCGTAACGAACACGTAGAGTGTGAATTTGACCAACTGGTCCAGTCATTGGCTGAACACCAACAATCTCGTTTGCAATAACTGTTGGCATTACACGTCTGATAACTGGTAAAATAACTCTGTTTAGAGTTGCAACATTACCGGCAGAAGTAGCTCCAGCTGTAGCACTTTCAGACAAATACTTGCGAGTATTTTCTAAAGTTGTTTCCATCACAGATTTTTTGTTACCTGTTAGGCCTTCAACTAGGGCACTTTTGGTCTCCTGCCAGCGACTTTCTAGTAGTTCTGACATTTTATTCTCCTTAAAATTATATTCCAGCTAGACGCTTAAATTCAACCAAGTTGTCCTTTGCGTCTGCTTGTCTACTAACGTTAGTTTGTGAAACTTGTTCACGATTGCCTGTGATTTCTTTGCCTTCTGTGATAGTTGCCTTCTTGGCTGGAGTGTTACCGTCAATTACTGCCGGTAGGTACTTGTCAAACGCTGAACGTAGTTTAGCTGTTTGAACAGATTCCAGTAAATCCATCATGATTTCTTTCTGATCCTTACTTAAAGGTCCAGTTAGTTCATTTAAAACATCTTTGCGCTCTGCTGCTTCAACTAAACGCTTCTTCTCAGTTGCCTGATCTTCTGCTAGTTGCTTCGCTTTTGCTGCAAATGCTTTTGCTTCTGCTAATTGAGCATCTTTTGTTGAGATAACTTTCATTAGCTTGGCTGCTTCTGACTTCTCATTTAAGTAAGAGCCAGCGTATTCAGAAGCAAATGCTTCGAATAGTTTGCGACCGAAGTCATTTCTACGTGCTTCTTCAATATCTTCTTTAAGTGCAGAAATCTCTTTATTAAGAGTTTTTCCAACTGTATCAGATACTGCTTTAGCACTTCTTTCGATAAAGGTTTTCTTAACCTTCGCGAAGTGTTCCTTAGCTTCACGTACTAGACGTACTTTTGTTTCAGCTAAGTCTTTTTTGTCTTCATGGAACTCTGCAATTTCTTTTGCAAGTGCTTCAACAACAAATTCTTCAAGTTTTCCGAAGTTTTCTGCCATTGCTTTTTGATCTTCATGTAGCTCGTTAACTTCTTTAGTTAACTGCTCCATAACAAAACCTTTTAGTAAGTTTGCGTCTTCGCGCATTTTTACTGCATACTTTGCACGGGCTTCGGCTAGTTGCTTACGATCATTAGCAAATTCAGCAATTTCGTCTGCTAGACGCTCAGATACAAGCGCATCAATGGCTTCAACCATTGTTGACTTGTCATGCTCGTATTTCTGAGCAAACTCTTCACGTAATTCAGCAGTTACTTGTTGGCGATTCTCTTTGATCTTCGCGTCCCAAGCTTCTTGAATTTCGTTGCGCACTTCTTCTGAAACTACATCGTTTTCAAAAAGTGTTTTTAGTGCATCCAACATAACATTTTTCTCCTTAATTATTGGAGTTTGTTGATTATATTAACCAACGATTCCTTTAGATACTTTTGTGCCTTTTCATCATTTCTTGTTGCCTGTGCTAATTCATATGCCTTATAGCCGCCACGTGCATTCATTAAATGCTCGTAGATTGGTGTAGGGTATGCGCCCGGAGCACTTGGTTGTGCTACTACGTCTACCGTAATTATTTCAAAATCGGAAACTTGATTGCTTCCGTCTTCGCTTACATTACCAGAACCTCTAGAGCTAACGCCAAGTTTGA